AGGAATTTGCGCAGGAACCTGCCCATCGTGGTGCGCACCTTGCGATCAGCCTGCTGGTTTTGCCGGTCGATGCTGTACGCCACCTCGTTGATGTCCAGCGGGCTCACATGCGGCCAGTGCTGGCGGATGACAGGCATGGTACGCAGCCACGTGAGCACGCTCGTTGCCGGCGGGTAGAAGCCGATGTGCTCGCGGATCACATCGCGCTGCCATGCCCAGTAATCCGTGCCACGTCCGAGCGTCGTGGTGTCGTGCATGGGCAGAAACCCGTCGTTGATGTTGGGCGGCAGCACGTGCCCGCGCGTGCGGGCCAGCGCAGCGGTGTATTTATCCTGCGTGTCGATCTGGTCGGCCCAGATGGCCTTTATTTCGTCGGAGGTCATATGACCATTTCCTTTTGGTGAGTGAGTAATTAAAAAAGCCCTGCTTGCCGGGTCTTAACGCAAGCAGGGCCAAAGGAGCGCGTGGTGAGAGAGGAGGGGGTCGAGAGCCACGCGCTCCATCCGCCTTGCAGCGAATTGCTTACAGGTCGTGCTCGTCGGCCAGATGGTCCGTGTCGAGGTCGTCGCGGTCCATGCGCACCCACACCTGACCGGCGAAGCTGGTGACGAGGTTGTCACCGAAGCTGGTGCCGTTGGGCGCGTGGCGCATCACTGCGGGGTATTCGTCCTGCACCATCACGTGGTCGCGCAGGGCGGTCACGGCTTCGTCTTGGGCAACCTGCACCCACAGCCATTCGATGGCTTCGGCATGCTCGCTGGCCGCACTCGACCAGCGCCCGTCGTCGCCCAGCGGGTAGGGCTGGCGCGTCTCGCGGTTCTTGATGACGCAGTAATTCGTCGAATTCGAATCCGTCTCGACCACGATCTTGTGGTCATCGGGGATGCCGTAGGCGCGGCGCGCGTCGGTGAAGATTTCCTTTTTCATCGTTTTTCTGTCCGCGTCGCTGGCGTGCGCACGGGCGAGGTTGATGGACATGGCTTGGGCTGCGGAGATTTTTGCGTAGGTCATGATGACTGAATTACCTTGGTGAGAGACCGTTGTTGAAGAATGCGCTCGGTGGTCAGTCGCTGCGCACGGGATAGCTCTGCATTGGGGATGTCGAGATACGCATCCACATATGCTTCGTCGGCCTGCTCACGCGTGGTGAACAGGCCAACCGGCACGAGCTTGGTGCCGTTCCAAATACACACTGACCAATAGCCTTCGCGCGTCTTGCGCACGGTGGCTGCGTTGATCATTTGTCGGCGGGGGGTGGTTGGCATGGTCCGATATGATACCTTTCTTTCAATGGCTGGCGGGTTTAAATCCACCAGTGAACGATCCAGCAGCCGGAGCCACTGCGGTCGTCCACAATCTGGATTTGTGTGGGGTCCATCTCGGTGAGTGCCACCACGAAGTCCGCGAGCATCTCGGGTGCTACGTGTGTTGGCGACACATCGGGGACAGGCTGCGTTGTAATCGTCATACCGTTCCTTTTATTTGAATGCCAGCAGCGCCACGATGGCGGCGGTCAGCAGCACTTGCGCCCCGAGGCACATGCGTGCCATCGAGAGGTCGTTGTACTTGAGGGCGACAAGCGCGCCGATGGTTATCATGACCTGCGCGATCACCACGGGGAACAGGAATGGTGTCATTCCTCGTCCTTTGCCGCCTCATCGGGCCAGCCGATCACGGCTTCGCCCACCGTGTACATCTGCTGGCGGTACGCGGGCGCGAAGCTGCGCAGGTAGTCGAGCGCTTCGCTGTACTGCAGGAAGAAACGCTCGCCGCAGCATTTCTCGAAGCCTCGCTTGAAGCCGCGCGTGTCCTTGGCCACGACCACGTAGACCGTGTGTGGCATTTCGAGGTTCATCCTCATTCATCTTCCTCCTTGAAGATGGCATCCCACTCGTCTTGCGTGATGCCGCTTTTAATAAACTCGCGCTGGTCCTTGGGCAGGTGCGGGAACGCGTCCTGTATCAGCGCGCCGGCGAGGTACATGCTCATCTGGTCCACGCTCACGTCGAGGTCCAGCGTACGTTCGGTACCGGACACAGCGGATTTACGGGTGATCTTCATTTCATCTTTCCTTCTTTGGTGCGTGGTCACGCCCGGCAGGGATGGGTCAGTTGCCGTGCGTGGTGTGACAGTACACGGCGCGCATGGTGTCTTCGCACACAGTCTCCTTGCCCCATGACAGGGCGAGCACGAGCACCACCACGATGGCCACAAACCATCCTTCGCCGGCGCTCATTGCGCTTCGTCCGCAGCGTACTGGTTGGTCTCGCCGAACAGGCACGACAGCGCATAGCCATGCGCGGCATACGCCTGCTCGACATCGCGCTCGGCCAGACGCAACCGCTCATCGGCCAGCGTCTGTTCCACGTGGGTGGAGAGCATGTTGCGCAGCATGTTCTCGGCATTGTTCAGGATGGCCGCAGCCACCTGCTCCTTCGGGATGTGCATGGTGCCTGCCACATCGGCCAGCAGGCCCATCACGGTGGGCTTGATGCGGATGGACACGGGGTCACGGAAGACCGCGTTGCTCGCCTCCACCTTGATCACCGGGGGCACGGGGTTCTCTCCCATGCGGGTGATACGCACGTTCTTCCTCAGCCACTTGGGCTTGGCTTCGCCCTCCACGAACAGGTCGGCGAACTTGGGTTCGCTCTCGACTTGCACGGTCTCGGGCTCGCACTCCTCAGGCATGGGCCAGCACACGCCGCAGTTGCAATCGGGGTGTGCATTGGCGATGTGCTCGCGGTCGAGCGCGGCTTCAGCGCGCGCAGCTTCGTCGGTGCCTTCGAGCTTGGCGCGCAGCAGAGCGCCGAGGGTGGTGTGTTGATGGGTCATCGTGGTTCCTTTGGTGAGTGATTGATTAGCGGACGACTGCAGTGACATGCGGTGCACGGGTGAGCACGCGCTTGTCTTCCTTGATGGCACGCTGCAGGTCAGGGCGTGCCGGATATTCGGTGGCGATGGTGAGCCGGGTATGCAGGGCATCCCACTGCGCGATGCGCTTGATGCATTCGTTCATCAGGCTGCGCAGGATGGCACGCTTAGCGTCCCGCTGCCTGCTCTTGCGCGTGGTCTTGCACACCTGCTCATCCTCTTGGCGCAGGGCTTTCAGTTGCGCCACGTATTGCACGCGGCGCATTGTCGGGATGTCTTCGCTCTGTGCACGCATGTGCGCACGCAGGTTGGTTGCGGTATGGATCAGTGCCATCGTGGTGCTCCGGTTGTTGGCGACGCAAGTGAATACAACAAAGCCTGCATGCAGCAGGCTTCAGTGAATGCACTCTTAGAAACGCACGCCCTCGATCCACGCCAGCCCGTAGTAATACGGGTCGGTGTTGCCGTCGATGCACGTGGCATGCACGATGCGGGTTGCCATCAACTCGGTGCGCACGATGGCGAGCAACTCGCCGTTCTTGTGCACCTTGTAGCAGTTGCCCATCACGACTTCGTCTTTGCGTTCGATCATTTAATTTCCTTGGTTGGTTACTTGAATTTGCGTTGGCTGCGCAGGGATGCCATGTCCTCACGCCAGAAGGGAGCGGGTGCAGAAAATTCCTGCTGCAGGTGGCAGAGAAGCCAGCCGAACGCAGGGCCTGCGGTAAATGCAAGCAGCGGCAGCCAGCCACCGATGTCCGAATATTCCATGCACATAATCCATGCAAGCATGCACAGGAGCACTGTGTAGAGGGCGGCAATAATTCCGAAATATGCTTTCATTTTTTCCTTGGTTTGAGTTGGCGCTTGGTGCTGCGCAGGTACTGAGGGGACGCCGACCACTCGATGTTGTCGGCGCGAGGGTTGGCACGATTGCCGTCCTTCATCCTGACGTGGGGCAGGTTGTCAGGGTTGGGCACGAATAATTCCGCGACCAACTTGTGATGCATGACTGTGCCGACAGAACGCAGGCAGGTTTGCAAATATTCCTGCGAGTGCAGGGTGCCGGGCAAAAGGCGCCCGGTTTTCTTTGTGCGGATAACACCGTCGCTATTTATTTCATGCGTCGGCGCACCCGGAACATCACGCCATGTTGGCATAGGGTTTTCCATTATTTTTAATGTCTATACCACGATTCGTACCACTTGCTCGGGCTGCCGTGGTATAAACCAGCCCAATGAAATCAACGACTTACAGCACATATCTACAACTACCACACGATTCTAGGCTAGCTAGCTGTACGTTTGTGTGCTATTTTTTTAATAGCACTATTTGCTGCACCGCAACAAATCGGCCCACACGAGACTAAAGTGCAGTGGTATAAATGGTAAATGTAGATATATATATAAAACACTAACAGAATCAACAACTTAGCGCATACCACTGCCTATACCACGTTTGCATTTTGTGGTATGGAATATTCGATTATTGTGGCTGGTGGTGTGGGGGAACGGTGCGAAAAAGCCGGGTGGCCGTAGCCACCCTGCTTAATCACGCTGCTGCCAGTGCTTCGAGCAGACCCTTGGTGTCTGCCTTAATCATCTCGGCATTTTTCTTGGCTTCGAGGTTGCGTTGATACAGTGCTTCGGCACGCGCTTGAATTTCCGTCACATCCGAATGCAGTGCACGCAGCGTCGCCAATTTCTTGGCGGCAGTCTTCGCCGTGCTGTGTTCCCACACCAGAATTTGATCGTCGATCTTCGACGTGAGCGACACGTACGTTGCGCGGTTGTCGCGCAGCGGCATGCCCATGATTTGCGCGGCACGGCCGATCACTGCGGTATACGTACCTGCGGCGCACTGCTTCACTGCCAGATCGACGCCATCGCCAACCATGCCTTCCATTGCGACCTTACCCACGGCGCCCTTATCGCCAACCATCATCATGCGCAGAGCACGATTGTTGCCGGACGATTCCAGAACCATGCGAGCACGGTCGGCGATTTTCTTGCCGGCCACAGAGATGACAACTTCAGCGCGCGGCAGCACGGTAACGTTAGCGGCTTGGGTGTTCGAGATTGCGAGCATTTGAATTTCCTTTGATTGATTAACTACATCCCATGCGACATGCACAGGCCTATGCCGTTTGACATAGGTCTGCGCTCTGCTTAGTTCTATCGCAGAGCGCAGGGAATGAGGTTGAATAAATAAACCGGTACTACTGGCGCGCCGGTTCGCGCCTGCTAGATAGGCTCTAGCATGCCGCACGCATACTTTCATGCGTGGCCTACGCGAGCACCTTACCTACAGGGTCGCGTTGCATTTCGTGAGCGCAGACAACTATCCCGTACACCCCGCGATCACTGGAGACTCACATTTAAATTCCACGGCTAACCATCACAGACGCTCCTGCGCTGTGGGGTGTTTCGTAGTATGTGACTCCAGCACGTCTATGGACTAGGTGCTGTACGTATTCGTTGCGGCATTCTCACACGCGCCCCTGCCCACGGGAGACCCTCCGACAACTCCTCGAAGTCAGACGGTCTATGGGGGGATACGCGATTAATGCGTCAACCGGTCATTTCCTGACGCGCACATCTCACGATGTTCGCCCACGCCCTAGGCGCAGTTACCGGCACAGCGAGTGTTCGCAATATTACAGGGTCGTAAATCCTGCGTCCTATGCCGCGCGCTTTGCAACGCAGGGCAGACACTCTCAGATATGTAAATTTTTAAAGACACCTATGGCAACCAAGCCATAGGCGATTGCATCAGTGACACGCGCCGGTCTAAGCCACCATCCCGCACCCCCTTACGGGCAGTACAGGCGCTCATCCCCTTACGGGCAACGAGCAGCGGCTCTCGGCGCAGCGCCACTTGGCGATGCTGGGGACACCTCCGATCAGGGCCTTACATTAGGGTGATGCGTACACATCCCCCCTCACCGCCCCCCTAGCAGCCGTGGGGGGAGGGGGCTGGGGTTTTGAGTAGCGGACCCGACCGGGGCCTTGGGTCCGCCACACGGTGGAGGTTTCGGTTCAAAGTCAATGTATAATACCAATCCACCCTAACCCCCTCACTTATGGAATACTGGCAGCAAATAGAAGGCTGGGAAGACTATGAAGTCTCCGACCACGGGCGAGTGCGCAGCCGACCTCGCCTCCGGCCACAGAGCGACGGCGTTTTGACCTTGTACCCCGGCAGGCTGCTCAAAGCCTATACAAACGAGCATGGATACCTGCGCGTTACTCTGGCAAGAATGCTTCCCTCCGGCACCGTGCAGGCGAGGAAGTTCTACGTCCAGCGGCTGGTCGCGCTCCACTTCGTCATCGAGGCGCCGAAGGAAACCGTGAACCACATCGATCTCGACAAGACCAACAACCACTGGTCCAATTTGGAGTGGATGACCCGAGTCGAGAACTCGCAACACGCCGTCGCCCTGTACGACATGAAGGGTGCGCGGTGGCGTGAGCGCGGGCTGGTCTATTCCCAACGAAGTCAAGTCGGGTAACAATGCACCCCTTGACAAGGAGTACCCAAATGGCTTCAGCAAATCCGTTCGCAAAAGGTGGCTTCAGGGAAAAGCAGGCGACTGCCGGTGACAAGAAACCTCCACCGGGCGGCGCAGCCGTCGTGGGAAAGACTGCCAAGGGAAATCCGTTCGCTGCAAAGAAAGCGCCGCCGTTCGGCAAGAAGTAAGTCATGCCAACCACCGACGCGCTGACGTTCAAGGAGGAAGCGCGTCAGCTATACAGGGAAGCGCAGCCCGTTGCGTTCTCCACGTGGATGAACAAGCTGGCTTCCAACGAAGCCACGATTGACGACTGGCGTAAATTCAACGAGCACATTGCCAAGGTGGTGGGCTTGGAAGAAGACAGGAAGGTGGACCAGTTCGCGGGTGTGGCCACGTTCAATTTCACGATTGGGGTGGGTGGCATTCAGGCGGAAATGGTCTCCGCTGGCCCGAAGCCGCCGCTGCCGTTTGTCGAGGTGCTAAATGACCAGCATGACAGTGCCGCCGCCTCCATTGCCGCCGCCTCCATTGCCGCCGAAGGGGCCGACGGACTGGCCATTTCCGCACGACCCGAACCGCAATATCCCGTTGAAAAGATAAGCGACGTGCCGCCGAAGGCGGCTCTTTTCTCCCATGCACGCACCAGCGACTTCGAAGGGGAAATCGACTTCGATGCCGACCTCGATGCGTTGATGAGCTAGGCGACCCATGTCAGTCAACTACGTGCCGGGTCCAACGGGGTTGCGGCTGCTGCAATCGCGTAAATTCGGCAAGATCATCAACGGCCCGGTGGGCGGGGGCAAGTCCACGGTGGCGCTGATGGATCTGGCCCAGAGGTCCGTGCTGCAGGAGCCGTTCCATAACGTGCGGCGCACCAAGCATTTGATCGTGCGCAACACCTTGGCCCAGTTGAAATCCACGGTCAAGCCGATCATCGACACGTGGTTCGTCACGATGACCCACGGCACGATGGGCCAGTGGAAACTCACCGACAACACCTTCGAGGTGAAGATGCGACTTGCGGACGGCACGTTCGTGTGGTCCGAGTATTTGATGATGCCCGCCGATACGCCCGAGGACGTGAAACGCCTCCTGTCGCTGGAAGTGTCATCCGCGTGGATCGAGGAAGGCCGCGAGGTGGACCCGGAGGTGACTGCCGGTGTCGAGGGGCGTGTGAACCGGTTTCCGGCACGCGTGGCCGGAGGCTGCACGTATCCGGGTGTCGTGGTGTCAACGAACGCGCCGCCCATCGGCGGGTACTGGCACAAGCAGATGACCGCACCGCCGTCGAATTACGAGGTGTTCACGCAGCCCCCGGCGATTCTGGACGACGGCTCGCTGAACCCGGATGCGGAGAATCTGGAGCACCTCGCGCCGGATTATTACGAGAACCTCGTCTCCGGGAAGTCCGAGGAGTGGATTGATGTCTACCTGAAAAACAAATTCGGGCAGGGGGATTCGGGCAAGCCGGTGTACCGGGGCACGTTCAAAAAGGCATTCCACGTCAGTGAGAAAAAGCTGCTGCCGATCCTGCAGTCGATCAACCCGCTGATCGTGGGGATGGACAACGGGCTGACGGCAGCCGCGTCGTTCATGCAGCGCGATGCGCGCGGGCGGGTGAATTTGCTCGCGGAGGAATTCGTGGCCGAGGGTGTCACGATGGGCGTGGAGAGCTTCCTCGACAGGCAGGTGGTGCCGCGCCTCGTGAGGGACTACGCGAATTTCAAGCGGGAAAATATCATTTTCGTGGTGGACCCGGCGTGCTTCCAGAGGTCGCAGGTGGATGAGAAAACCATCGCGCAGGCGATCATGCAACGCGGCTTCAAGGTCCAGCGGGCGAATACGAACGACCCCGAGCGGCGCATTCAGGCGGTGGAGTCGCTGCTGGCGTTGCAAATCGACGGGGGGGCGGCGTTGCTGATCGACCCCGAATGCACCCATACGATTGCCACGATGGAGTGGGGCTACCGCTGGAAGAAGGCGCCCGAGGGGATCGTCTCGACCACCGTCGAAAAAAATCACCACTCCCACATGGGTGACTCGGTTCAGTACGGGTGCCTGCACTACGCGGGCATTGCGGCGCTGGGATCGTGGTTCAATCCACGCGGGGCGCTGCGACCTGTCGTGCCGGTGCGCTGGGCATACACATAGAGGGACACCCAATGGCAATATTCAACCAGCCCTCCGGGCCTGTCCCACAGCAGGGTCTCGCGATCCCCGCGCCGGCGCTGCCGGTGCCCTCTGCCGGGCCGGGGCCTGCCATCAACCCGACCGGGGGCCAGCCCGCGCGCTCCATGAACGTGGGCGGGGTGATGACGGTGTCGAACTTGGCACACCTGCTGGACCAGCAGAAAAAGGAAGCTGCCGACCGGGCGAACGCCTCCAACAACGCTCCGGTCGTGATGCAACTGGCCGGGCAGATCAGGAAGCACTGGACGCTCGCAAAAGCCGCAAGGCAGCAGGTGGAAAACGAAATGCTGCGCGCGATGCGCGCCAAGCGCGGGATGTACTCGGCGGAAAAACTGGTGCAGCTAAAGCAGCAGGGCTCCAGCGAGATTTACATGATGCTGTTTGCGACGAAAGCGAGGCAGGCGAAGGCGTTGATCGCCGATGTGGTGCTGGGAACAGCGGACGACAAGCCGTGGACCATCGAGCCCACACCCGACCCGGAACTGCCGCAGGACGTGGTGCAGACGATTTTGAAAGCGACGGTGAACGTGGTGGCCGAGGCCGAGATGCGCGGCATCCCGATGACGCCCGACGAGATTCGCATGGGCCTGCGCGAGGTGAAAGATGCCGCCGTGGCGATGGTCTACGAGGAGGCGCGCGTGCGCTGCGAGCGTGCCGAGAAGAAAATCGAGGACATCCTGATGGAGGGGAGGTTCGTCGAGTCGATGGATTCGTTCCTCGACGACCTGATGGTTTTCAAGACCGCATTCCTGAAGGGGCCGGTGATCCGCAAGACCGGCGTGCTGCAGTGGCAGCCCCAGCCTGATGGCACCTCGCAGCCCGTGGCCACCTACCAGAACAAGCCGTTCTGGGAGCGTTGCGACCCCTTGATGATTTACCCTGCGCCGTGGGCCAACACGGTGAACGACGGATTTTTGATCGAGCGGCACAAACTGAGCCCGAGCGCGTTGAGCGACATGATCGGCACGCCCGGCTACTCCGACGACGCGATCCGCCAAGTGCTGGATTTGTATTCCGGCGGGGGCCTGCAGGAATGGCTGCAGGTGGACTCGGAGCGCGCGGTGAGCGAGCGCAAGGAAGGCTATGCGTTCCTGTCCCAGCAGCAGTCCGACCTGATCGAGGCGTTGCAATATTGGGGCGAGGTGACGGGCAAGGCGCTGCGCGAATGGGGCATGGGGCCGGACGAGGTGCCCGACGAGGCCAAGGTGTACGAGGTCGAGTGCTGGCTGATCGGCACGTGGGTGATAAAGGCCGTCATCAATTCCGACCCGCTCGCACGCCGCCCGTACCACGCCGACTCCTATGAGCGGGTGCCGGGATCGTTCTGGGGCAATTCCCTGTACGACCTGATGGCCGACTGCGAGGACATGGCCAACGCGGCGGCGCGCGCTCTGTCCAACAACATGGGCATCGCGAGCGGGCCGCAGGTGTGGGTGAACAACGACCGGCTGCCAGTCGGGGAGAACATCACCACGCTTTTCCCGTGGAAAATCTGGCAGACATCCAGCGACCCTGCCGGCACGCAGGCGCCGCCGATGGGATTTTTCCAGCCGAACTCCAACGCGCAGGAACTGATGACGGTGTTCGACAAGTTCTCGTTGATATCGGACGAGGTGACGGGAATCCCGCGCTACATGACCGGGATGCAGGGCGGGCTTGGCGAAGCAGGGCGTACCGCAAGTGGTACTTCCATGATGATCCAGAACGCCAACAAGACCGTAAAAAACCTGATCGGCTCGATGGACGTGCATATTACCGAACCCATCGTGCAAAGCTGCTACGAGTACGTGATGCGCTACAACCCGGACCGCGACATCAAGGGCGACCTGAACGTGGTGGCGCGCGGCGCGCTGTCGCTGGTCGTGAAGGATTCCGCGCAGGTGCGCCGCAACGAGTTCCTGCAGGCGACTGCCAACCCCATAGACATGCAGATCATCGGCATGGAAGGGCGTGCCGCCGTGCTGCGCGAATCGGCCAAGGCGCTGGACATGAACGTGGACCGCGTAGTACCGTCTCCGACGGTACTCGCGATGCGGCAGAAAGTGGCCAACGCCCAGCAGCAAATGGCCCTCGGGCCACCGGGCTCGCCCCAGCGACAGGCAGCCGAGCAGCAAGCCAGCATGCAGAGTCAGCAGCCGGACGGCACGGCGGCGGGCGCGCAAAACGGACCGAACGGCGGGCGCAAGCTCGCCAACGGGGAGCCGGTGCAGGAGTCGTTTCAGAACACCGCGCAATAAAATTGTCAAGCGGGCGACGCGGGCGTTACACTCGGCTCGCGCATGGCCATAGACGATCCACTCAACGCCTTCGAATGGGCGGCACGCAGCAACCCATTCAGGAAGTGGCTGGAGACCGAGACGGCCAAGCACACGGCAGCGCTGATCGTATCGACTGAACTCGCGCGCATCCACCAGTTACAGGGGCGCCTGCAATTGCTGAATGAGATGAGCAAGTTGATCGAAGCGGCTGCGCAGCGTAAATGACCTGACCAGCGAAAGCACAGGAGAGTAAATGCCACTGCCCAAACAAGTCCAGCAGGCGCTGGAAGCCGCCGATGCCCAATTGCTTGCCATGAACGGCGAGCCCCCGGCACAACAGGCGACTGCCCAACCCGTTGCGACTGCGCCGGCAGAGCCGGTTCAACAGCCAACACAGCAACCGCAATTCGTCGAACAGCAGCCGCGTACCGAGCCCACGCCACAGCAGGTGGAGAACTGGGAACAGAAGTACAAGACGCTGCAGGGCATTCACAACCGACACGTCGGAGATTTGAAAGCCCGTATCGACCAACTGGAAGCCCACATCCACGCGATGCAGGCCGCTCCAGCGCAAACGGTGACGCCTGTGGCGGAAGTGAACCCGCAGGACGAGGAAGCATTCGGAAGCGATCTGGTGGGGATGGTGCGTCGCACAGCGGAAACGATGTACGGCGGCACGGCCAGCCAGTTCGAAGGCAGGCTCGCGCAACTGGAGCGCGCGTTGCAGGGACAGGCACAGGTGGTCGCCAAGACCGCCGACGAGGTATTCATCGAGGGGGTCCGCAAGGAAATCCCCGATTTCGATACCGTGAACACCAGCCCGGAATTTCTGGCATGGCTCGCGGAGGAGGACGATGTGTACGGCATGCCCCGGCAAACGGCGCTCACACAGGCGGGCAACACGCGCGACCTCGCGCGGGTGGTGAAGGTGTTCAGGGCTTTCCTTGGCACCGGCGCTGCCGCTCCGAAGACTCCCAAGTCCCGGCTTGAATCGCAGGTTACTCCGCGCACGTCTGGAAATGGCGCGGCAGCGGTGGTCGATCCGCAAGCTGGAAAGCAGTACGTGAGCGTGGCAGAAGTCGAGGGCTTCTACAACGACGTGCGGCGGGGCGTCTACCGGGGCCGTGAGCAGGAAATGGCGAAAGCGGAGGCAGTCATCAACGCTGCTCTCGCCGAAGGTCGCATCGTACAAAGGGTGCCCCGGCAGAGCGTCTAAGGAGCCTCTGTCATGTCTACTATTACCCCTGCCGCAACATTCCCCGTAGCGGCCCCGTTCAACACGTCACCTGCCTATTCGGGCACGTTCATCCCGGCCATCTGGTCGGCCAAGCTGAACGCGAAGTTCTACGCTGCCAGCGTGTTCGGAGACATCTCCAACACCAACTGGGAAGGCGACATCCAGAACGTCGGCGACAAGGTCATCATCAACACGGCGCCCACCATCACGGTGAGCAACTACGTCGTCGGTGCCGGCCTCACCTACCAAGTCCCTGTGCCCAGCACGCAGGAACTGCTGATCGACAAGGGCAAGTATTTCGCCTTCCAGATCAACGACGTGCTGGAGTACCAGTCCAAGCCCAACCTGCTGGACATGTTCAGCGAGGATGCTGCGCAGCAGATGCGCATCGCCATCGACTCGACGGTGCTGTACAACACCTTCAACAAGGCCGATGCCGCCAACATGGGCGCCACCGCCGGCGTGAAGTCGCTGTCGTACAACATGGGCACCGATGCCGTGCCGGTCGTGCTGACATCTGCCAACGTGCTGCAGAAGGTGCTGGAAATGGCGTCGGTGCTCGACGAGCAGAACGTCCCGGACAGCGGGCGCTGGATTTTGATCGACCCGATGACGCGCACGCTGCTCATGCAGTCGAACATCGCGCAGGCGTATTTCACCGGAGACGCCACCTCGCCCGTGCGCAACGGCCTGATCGGCATGATCGACCGCTTCAAGGTGTATGTCACGAACCAGTTGCCCAAGGGCGCGGCAGCCGCCGGCCCGTGGGTCTCGGGCGACGGCAGCGAAAACACCATTGCGGCACCCGGCGGCGTGAAGCGCCGCGCCATCATGGCGGGTCACATGAGCGCGATCACCTTCGCCTCGCAGATCACCAAGATGGAAACCGTGCGCAACCCGAACGACTTCGGTGACTACATCCGCTCGCTGAAGGTGTACGGCTACAAGGTGGTCGCAGGCCAAGGTCTGGTACTGCTGGTGGCCGCGTAAACTTCAGAGCCCGCAAGGGCTCTGGAGGGCCACCCCATGAAGAAGCTCGAATACTTCCTGCCACGGATTCTTCCGTGGTGTGCGTCTGCGCCGGAGCCGCTGGTGTATCAGGCGCTGGTGGATGCGGCGATCCGGTTTTGCGAGGAATCGCACGTCGTCAAGTACATCACCGACCCGATCACGCCCACGGACGGGGTGCCCGATTACGACCTCGACCTGCCGGCGCAGCAGGACTTGGCGCGCGTGCTGCGCGTCTGGTATGGCACCAATCCGTACGAGGCGGCGGTGCGCGTTCCGCTGAACTGGCTGGTGACGGACATCGGGCAGATCACGGTGTACCCGGCACCCTCGGGCATGCCCGGCCTGTTCATGTACATCGAGGTGGCGACCAAGCCGAGCCGCAACGCGACGCAGTTCCCCGACCAGTTGTATACCGACTGGATCGAGGGGGTGTGCGGCGGCGCCATATCGCGCCTGTGCGCCATGCCCGACCAGCCGTGGAGCAACGACATGAACGCGGCCAAGGGCGAGGCGCTGTACCTGCGCTGGAAATCCAAGGCACAGTTCGAGTCGTCCAAGGGCCGCGTGCGCCGCGATACCGTGACGGTCATGCGTCCCTTCGCATAAGGAGCCAGCATGCTTGCCACTGTCCCACTGGAGCGCGTCGTCTACATCCTGCAGGACGACACCAGCGTGCGCTGGTCCGCCAACGAACTGGTGGACTGGCTGAACGATGCGCAGACCGCCGCGCACATCCTGCGCCCCGACGCGACCGAGGAAATGACCTCGATCACGCTGGTGCCGGGCTCGTTTCAGGACTTGGGGCTGCGCTCGCTGGACTTGCTGAACCCCAGCACGAAGCTCATCAAGGTCACGCGCAACACCGCCATCGAGGGGCGCCGCCGGGCGATCCGGCTCGTGCCGATGCAACTCATGGACGTGGTAAAGCCGGACTGGGAGACCTCCGCACCGGCCACGGACTGCGTGAATTACATGACCGACCCGAATCTTCCCAACTGCTTCTGGGTCTACCCGCCGGCGCCGGTGCCCTCGCCGACGCTGCCCGCGATGATGGTGGAGGTGCAGTATTCGGCCACACCGACGCCGCTGGCGCCGATCACGCTGGCCAACCAGACATGGCGCAATATCGTGGGCAACCTGTCGGTGAAGGACCGCTTCATGCAGGCACTGGTGGACTTCGTGCTGTACCGGGCCTACCTGAAGGACGCCGAGTACGGCGGCAACGGAGCCCGCGCGCAGGTGCATTTCCAGCAGTTCCAGAATTCCCTCATGGCCGACCAGCAGGGCACGATGGCAGCCCAGCCCAAGACCAAAGAGACCACCTTGTGAGGTGACACATGGCAATCAGGAAGAAATTCAAGATGGTCCAGAACGACCAGATGCCCGAGGTCTGGCTTTCGCTCACGGACGACATCACCAAAGACCCCATCGACGTTTCGGCGGTGGGCTGCGCGGTGTACGCGCACCTGCGCGAGGTCGGCAAGAAAACAATCAAGGCGACACTGCTGTGCGACAAGCTGGCCGGCGTGGTGATCGCCATCGACGAGGACACCGGAGCCCAGACCATCTCTCTGGCACCGCCCTACAACATTCCCGGTCGCGGCGGGCGCGTGGCCATTTCATGGGATGAGGACACGCTGAACAAGGCCGGTACCTTCCAGTGCGAGATTGAAGTTGTGTTTTCGGACGGCAAGCCCATGACGTGGTACGACGTGTTGCAGTTCCAAGTACGGGAGCAATTCGCCTGAAAGATGACGCGTGATCGAGTTCGAACAACCATCGCTGCGGTCGGAGACCATCGGCGCTTCGTTGCGCGTGCTCGCGATTGCGCCGGTGGCGTGGGAGTTCCGGGTCGATGCGACCATGATCCAGTTCGAGGTGCAGGCCGAACTGGTCTCCTCGAATTCGAATGCGCTGCAGCGGGTACGGCTGAATTTCGACGTGACGTTCTCGGACGGCCCGAACGGGGACGACGGGCTGATATTCATCG